TGTTAAAGATGACGAAAAGGACGAAAAGGACGAAAAGGGCGAAAAGGACGAAAAGGACGAAAAGGACGAAAAGAAATTTCTAACAGTTGGGGAACATATTATAGATCATAACGCCTTTTTAGAATCAACATGGTTCACAGAATTATTTGGTGACGGATTTAAGGTATTTGGAAATGTCGCGATTGATCACAACCCACAATCAAATCATCCTATTTTTCTAATTTATGAACCCTTTTTACAAATGTATATACATGTATTTCAGAGATATCAAAATGAAGAAAAAGAATTTAGTGTAATTCATCTTTCAGATGAGTATTTGAATAATTCTATTGATTGGTACATTTTTCCCATGTGTCGTCGCATTTTTCGAACTTATCCAAGAGTAACTGATTTTTCTGAAAAGGTGTGTGTTTTACCCTTGGGATACGCCAACTCACTTGTAAGAAAACCCTTTAATGAAGATTCAGAAAGACAACTTGTCTGGTCATTCTATGCCACGAAATGGCATGGCCGTGACATAATTATCGAGGGTTTGAAGGATTTGAAACCAAATTCGTGTGTGTTATATAATGACTGGATGGATCCTGCTCAGTTAAAGGGTGATGAATATTCTGCGATGCTTTTACAAACTACGTTTGTTCCTTGTTTGCGAGGTCAAAATCTGGAAACGTTTCGATTTTACGAGGCACTTGAACTAGGGTGTATTCCTATCTATGTTCGTGAAGGCGAGAATGATCCTTTTTATAATTTTGTCGCTGAGAAATTACCCATTCTAAATCTGACTTCCTGGGAACAAGCCGTCAATTATATGAACGCACTTTTACAAAATAAGGAAACACTTGTACAATACCGTAAGACGCTATTACAAAAGTGGCGTGACTGGAAACAGGAACTTGTGACTCTTTGTTCACATTGCATTTAGGAACGACGTTTACGTTTATTTTCTGTTTCTCCTGTATTTGATTGTGGCGTTGGTCGTCGACGTGTCCCTCTTGTAACAGACGACATTCTATATATTACGCATAAATTTAAATGGGGGGTTTCTCTTCTTATGAGGCTGCTTTAGCTGCTGCTGCGTCAGCTGCTGCTGCGTCAGCTGCTGCTACTGTTGCTCTATATGCTCTAAGTGCTTCTGCTATAGCTGCTTCTGCTGCTGCTTTAGCTGCTTCTACTGCTGCTTTAGCTGCTTCTACTGCTGCTTTAGCTGCTGCTGGGTCAGCTGCTTTAGCTGCTGTTGCCCTCCCACGGCTCCACCCCTCCCCTTTCCCCAACCACACTGCTGCGTCAGCTGCTGCTGCTTCTGCTGCTGCTTTAGCTGCTGGTGTGTCAGCTTCTGCTGCTACTGCTGCTCTATATGCTCTAAGTGCTTCTTCTCTAGTTACTTTAAAGCCAGGTGGGATAGAACGGCGTAGAATTGCTGCCCTGGAAACAGGGTCATTTAGTCTTGCATTTTCTATTGCTTCTCCACGTCTCATGGCATTGTTTCGATAAGCTGCATTAACACCCGCATTCGCATTCGGATCTTTTCCCCTTCCAACCATTCGGCGATTTCTTGTTTTTCTCCTATTTCTTCTATTTTTACGAGAAAGATGGGAACGTCTTACCATTATACTCTATACAGATATATTTATTTAGGGTCTAAAGCATTCTATAAATCATACGATTCGGGTAGGTGTGATCACAAATAAGAATTATTTACCCTTGTAAAAACATAAAAAACGTTTCCATTTTCTCTTAGGTTCCTTAGGAATTGCTTGATACTGGGAGGACCATTCATCAATTGTATAATTATCACTCATACTTAGATTACAACGTGAACACAGGGGAATTAAATTATCCAGTGTTGTCGTTCCGCCTTTTGATTCTGGTATATTGTGGCCACTCTGAAAATCAAATACGGTTATGTTATTTTGACACCAAGTCACAGGACATTTTGACTCAAAGACCCGCCCCATTTTAGAAATCCATACTTGTTCTCGTAAAGCCATGGGAATTCTTGCTTTTCTATATTTTGGTATTGTTTCATCATCTGACTTTGCCGACATTTCTATTTTACATATGCGGACCTAGTTTATATTGTGTTTTTGTGTTTTTGTGTTTTGTGGGTCTAAAAGCATTCTTATAAGGGTATTTAGAAAATGAGTCTGCCATCTTATCTTCAGAGCCTTGAGCAGGTTCTCAATAAGAATGTCTCGACTGTCTCGACTGCCTCGACTGCCTCCACGGTTTTGGCTCCAAATACGGTAGCGGGAAATGCCGTAAATAATCTGCCCACCTTTCTAAGCCCACAGCAACTGACTATGGGTCTCGGTGGAGTTGGGGCAACCAACACGGGAAAGCTCAAGGTACTTCTTGTTTCTACCCATATTCAGCAGGTAACAGGTTATAGCAAGATTTCTTATGGTCTTGTACGAACGATGGCCAAGCAGCCATGGCTATCCTTGACCCATTACGGATTTCAGAAGAATCCTCAAATGCCCCCTAATCATCGTATGTACCCCCCTAATGTTCGTTCGCTCGATGCCGCTTCCACCGAGCAGCCAGGACAGCCAGGAAATAGTGGGTTTGGGTTTGTTGCGCTTCCTGAGACGATTCGTCAGGAGAAACCGGATGTTGTGATTATTTATAACGATATGGCAGTTATTACCCGTTTTCTTGAGGAGATTCGAAAGAGTTCCGTAACACGCACGTTTAAGATCTGGCTCTATGTTGACCAGGTCTATAACTGCCAGCTTCAGATGTACTTGGATGTGATTAATCGTGATGCCGACCGTGTGTTCACTTTCACCAAGTATTGGCGTCAGTGTCTCAAGGACCAGGGTGTTACTCGCCCCATTGACGTTCTACAACATGGATTCGATTCTGATATTTTCAAGCCCATGAGCCGTCTAGAGGCTCGTAATAGGTTGAATATTCCTGCCGATTCTTTTCTCTATGTAAGTCTGAATCGTAACCAGCCTCGTAAGCGATATGACCTTCTTATTATGAGTTTCGTGGAACTGGTTGTCAAGTATCCCACCAAGCCTATTTTCATGCTCTGTATTTGTGACAAGGGCGAGAAGGGTGGTTGGCCCATCTTTGAGCTCTATACACGCGAACTGAGAAAGCGTGGTGTTGCTGTCGAGCGTTTCGGTGGTCGTTTGATGCTCACGCATCAGGATATGAGTTTCCGCGATGAAGAAATTAATCTATTTTACAATGTGGCTGATGTGGGTGTGACGGCCGCCGACGGTGAGGGGTGGGGCCTTTGCTCCTTTGAGCAGATGGGTGTGGGTGTACCCCAGGTTGTGCCAGACATTGGTGGCTACAAGGAGTTCTGTCTTACCGACAACTCGATACTTGTCAAGCCTTCTGTGCGCTATTATTTGCCCATGGCTTATTGCCCTGTATTCGGTGAGGCCGAGGCATGTGATTCCCATGATATCTGTATCGGCATGGAAGAATATTTGCTCGATTCAGAAAAAAGAAAGAAGCATGGCGAGGCCGCACGTGCCAAGGTTCTCGAGTATACGTGGGAGAAGGTCACCGAGACCTTTCTGAAGCGTCTCAAGGCTGAACACGAAGAGAAAGAGGAGAATACTTAGGGTGTTTAGATTGTGAAAAAATTGAATTTATTTTGTTATATTTTAAAATACAACAAAATACAGCAAAATGAGCGAACTTCTTCTTAAACGTGTTGATGAATTGCGAGCGGAAAAGCAAAGGCAACAAGAATTGAAGGAACTACAAATCCAAGAACAGAAAGAAAAAGAAGAGCGATTGCGGATTCAACAGGAGCAAGAACTTACTGATGCGAAAGTTACTTGGGAAGCACAAATGATTTTACAAACAGAGGAACTTACACAGCAGAAAATTATACAAGGGTTTACGGATGATAAAGTTCCAGAAAGTTACACACAAAGCATCGTCACTCAACATTTTGGACATAGGTTCAATAATATACACAGACAACATGTAGATAAACATCGGCAAAGAATGATGGTTGAAGAGGCTACATTCAAACAGAATTATATACATGATTATATCTTCAATACTGTTCAGCCTATTTATCAACAAAGACAAGAAAAAATAAAACGAGATGCTGAAGAAAAAGAACAACTTCGTAGGCAAACATTACTTGATACCCTTAATGAAAGGGTTAAGACAAAGATACTTTCAAATGCTAAAAGCCACACGTTTACAGATTTAACAATGTGTGATTATGATGCTAAGGTACACATTAATACCGACAATTATTCACAGTTTCTGAAAAAGGAATATTTGGTACAATCTACTGATAATAGTTGGCGTCATTTCAATTGTGATACACGCCCACATTATATACAACACAAAATGGGCACAATATATGATATGCCATCTTCATGGATTACATACTATGAAGAAGGAAAAGTACCGTTTTGTACAAAATGCCCTGTTTGCAATAATCCAACAAAATTAAACTATCTTGTAAATATATATAATAATGGTTTTGGATTATCAGATAGTCATAAAGATGGTACATTTATTGAAGTATACTGCGATAAACATTATAAATATGATTGTGAAACTGGTAAACATTATAAAATGGATCTAAGGGGAAAGCAATATAACTGTCGAATTCGTTCTAAATATGTAGAAAACCCAAATCTATTATTTAGGACTGGGCATTCTACGCACAAAATTACAACCATATGGGATCCAACTGGAAAATGGCTCGAATGGGATCCTACAGATCCTGATTCCTTAGAGCGTAAACAGAAAGAGATTGAAGATATTACAAAACAAATTGCGGATCTTCAGACGAAACTCGCATTTCTAAAGAGTTAAACGACATGGATGCCAGGATCCAAAAAATTGAAGCCCATTTTTGCGTTGTATTATATCAATCATATCAAGAAAAAATGTCATCTATCTCTGAGTCAGCAATTCAAATGGAGGCACGGCGCCGCGTGAGCGAGGAGCAAGCAATTGCGCGCCAAGCAGCGTTGAATGTTCAACGTGAACGTGAAGCTGAGAAATTGCGCCTTATTGAGGCTCAGCGTGAGGATCGTATTCGTCGTGATGCCGAGCAGATTCAAGCACGTCTTCGTGCCGAGGAGGCTGAGCGCGAGGTTCGTCGTGTTGCCGAGAAAGAGGCGTTTGAGGCGGCTGTACAGGAACAGGTTAAGGCTCTTAAAAATCGCCCCTTGGAGGAGAGTTTGCGTGCTGAAATTGAGGAGTTGAGAGAGGTTGTTGGTACCCTTACTGGTCAATTGTCCTCTAGCCTTCAGACTCCACCTCCTTCCTATGGTATTTCCAACCTTCAGAAACAGGTTGCAAGTCTCTCAGCATGTCCCTGGGATACTGGTATTCAGGAGTTGAAGGCACAACTAACTGAACTAAAGACGCTCACAATGCGTCCAGCCAGGACGATTACAATTCTCGCCTCGCCTACAGTTCTTGGACAGACAAATTTCCCTGTTGCTGGTCAGAATATAACTTCTGGTATAAATTCAACTACTCATATTCGCACACTTGAAGTTGTATATCATCTTGTTCCGCAAAATTCTTCTACAACAACTGGTCAGGTTCTCTACATTGATATTCAAGAACATCATGCTGGTACAATTTCAGTTCCTGCTGGTCAAAAGGTCTCTATCAACTCTGCAAAATGGAAGCCACACAACAATGTTCGTGGAGGTCAAGCATTCATGGATGTAACACAACATCTTAAGGCACTCGGTGTTGAGAATCAGTAGAATAAAAAGGTAAAGTAACCATATAAAACAAAATAAAAGAGGGGTGGAAGGATTTTTTAATTTTTTATATAATTCTTAATCTCATCCTGTAATTCTTCACTGATGGTTCCCTGTACTGGACATTTTGGAAGTTTCACAATAGAATTCAGATTAATATGCTCCCCAAAATGGGGTATGCCACACGGATAAACAATCACATGCCGAGTGTTCCCCCTTAAACTGAAGGAATAGGACCCCCAACGCCGTTCCGTATGACGCCACGGGAGATAGGTGAAGCCAATCGGTCCCTCCTCGTCATATTTGTGTGTAAAACTGTCAATCCTCACACCATGCGGTCGGTCTTCATGGGTTATGAAATCACCCACAGAAAGTACAAGAGTCTCTCCATTTCCTTTCGTCAAGAGCGCTTTTGTCTTGTCTGCCCTGTCTATCCACAAAAGGGTGGTTTTAAGATTGCGTGTTATGAAAGAGTCTATTGGCATTTTGAGTTAAAAACTACAAATGTCAATACAAGTTTCAATTTTACTTTGTTCCGCACCTAGCAACGCTTGAACCATTTCTTGGCTGTCTTGGAAGTTTTAATGGCTTCTTTTGCTAAATCAGAATCTGTCGTTTCATAAGTCTTCCCACAAAGTAAAAAACTACTTGTACGTGCGTAGCCCCATTGTTGCTGTGTAGCTCCTGGACGGTGTCCTGTTCTCCACGCCGCCATTCCACGGTTATACGACTCTTGTATAAATCGCAACGGAACTCCTGTTACTTTTGCGCGATCTTCCAAACTCTTTGCGTGCGGGAAGAGTTTATTCCATTGTTGTGTATAGGACGATTTCCGTGTTTTCACTCCTTTATTCGTTTTGAATCCCACATACGCTTTCGGATCTTTCCACCCCTTTTTACCAAAGGTTTTAATCTCTTTTTCACGCTCTTTCTGTTTTTTTCTCGTTAAACCACGGAAATATTTCCGCGGAAAGTACATCCTCTCTACTCTATAGTAGAATGTCTGGCAGACCCTTGCGTAATCCCAGTGGTCCCCGCAGAAATAAAGGGACGCGAAATAATGCTCGAAGAAGAGGTCAAAATAATCGATACTTAAATCGTACAAGAAGACATGAAGCCCGATACATGGAAGAAATAATGAGGTTTTTTGAAAATACAAAGTTATCTTATGAGAAATTATCTAACATTTCGTGGGTTATTTTTAATGCTGCCTCTAAATATCGCTCTGTTTCTGTTAATAGAAGTGATGTAGGAAATAATATATACACTATTCCAGATGTTAGATTAATTGGAAGAGATATGTCAATATATACTGCGAAATCTGGAGATGTAGTATTATTCTTTGATCAAGAATTAGACATGTATCAGCGCAGACAAGGGAAATATAGAAATAAACCAGAAGTAGGTATTTTGAAGGCATTTAAATATGGACCGAAAGTTGCAAATGAAACACATGGAAGATTGGGAAATGGTTCAAAACGCCCTAGAAAGGGATGTACATTAACACATCTTCTCTTAATATTAATGTTATCAGTGGGAAGGGCAGATTCCGTATTTAGTCCAATATTTACCCCTCCAAATAAACAAAGTGTTTTTAATCATATTGGTTCTGCATCGGCTAGTGTGGGAATGGTGTGTGGTGGTCTAGCTGTAATGACTGGTGCTCTGGCAACAGCAGCTACAGCGAGTGGTGCTGGTTTACCTGGTTTAGTTCTACTTGGTCCTGCCTATGTAGGTTCTGTAATTTGTGCTCAAACTGCCGCCGTAGTCAGTGCTTCATGTACTGTAGCCGATACAACAACTCGATTTGTAGGTCATGTAGCCGGTGAACAACCTTTAACACCTGCTCAAATAGCTGGATTAGGTGTCGATTCAGCAGTTTCACTAGGAAAAATGGTGGTAATTCCAATGGTAAGTAATATGTTAGGTGATCAGATTAGTAACGCGGCTAAATATGGAGTTATTCCTATGGCGGGGGAAACATCCGCTGAAGCATTAGGCTTTTTACGTAACGGAATTAATAGAGCACTTACTCCTGCCATAGGAACAGCTATGACACATGTTACAACTGCTACAGTTATTTCAGCAGCGTCTACTTTAGCATTATTGGGTGGTGATATAGCTCCGATAAGGGAGAATCTGGGGGCACGGGTAGGGGCTGCGCAACAATCAGCAGATAATGTTGTAGCCATTTTAGAACAAGTGATTGCACCTGGAAATTATACTGTCGAACCTAATATGAATTTACCTAGAGAAGTGGCTAAAATTCCAGGGGCGGTTACTAATAGGGTTGTCGCTGCAATAAGGGGAATAGGTGAAAATGAAAGTACGCGTTATGGCGTACTTTCATATGGTCCAGCAGGTGCTGAAAGGGCAAACAATCGATTTGAAGCGCAAGTAAGTTTTGACAGGTCTGTAGGAATTCCAGTAGCCCTTATTAGGGGAGCAGTTGTACAATCAATTGCAGGTACTGTTTCTACGATTCGAGGATACCTTCCATCTTTGCCTCCAGCCAATGTACCGAATCCATAAAATAAATTCATACTTCAATAGATGAGTTGCCCCAAGTGTCAAGTCGATCCAGAATATCACAGTTTCACAAATATCGGAGCGTTAGAAGACGGCGCGCAAATTTTCTATACCGCTCCCGCACGTGCCAAAGAAGATGGTCCTTATGAACAATTCATTACTAATTTCAAACTCCATCTAAATACAGCAAAAGAAACTCGCTGGATCTGGGTCTTTGATTGTGAACAAATGAAACAATCCTACGGCTTCGGATTTCTTCGAGATTTAGCCGATATTCTCCATAAAGAACACGATTTAGCCCTTGAAGCTATTTATCTTATAAGACCCAACTTTTTGGTATATACATTAGTTAAAACAATGCAATATCTTTTACGAAGCGATATTCTGAAAAAAGTACACATCCTGAGTGAAACAAACCTTACCCTTTTCGCTAAATTCGAAAGCTTGGGAATTTCTGGAAATGTATTACACTGGCTCACCGAAGTTCTAAAAGTTCCTGTAACCGCACCCTTACCGAAAATAACCTATATCTAACGTCTACGCCGTGTGTGTCCAAATACTTTACGGCGTGGTGTATTTGCCTTGAATAAAGAAGCAATTCCTCCTGGTATTGTTCCCGTTCTTGACCTTATATGTGATTTATTTGCGCCAAGCGGTGGTTTCGCCGTTCTTGCTTCTTCTTCTCGTAATTCTACGTTTGTTTTTACACGTTGTTGATGAAGGTGTTCGACGATTTCCTCAATTCGTCCTCGTTTTGGCTCAATTCTATCCACATAATTTGCTAAATCTAACATTGTATATGGTAAATTTCTTCCTCGACTATCTTTTATCCTTGCCCTTAATTGTTCTACTGTTAGACTTCTTATAAATGACCTGTAACCAAGATAATCACCTTTAATAAGAATTTCTTCAATCGTGGGCTTTCTTGGGGTCGGGCTTCTTTTTCTTGTTGTGCTGGGCATTTCCTCTACTATAGTAGAAATGGTCTGCCCTTGTGCCCTCGGTCTCAGTGGTGGTTCTCGTAAATCACGTCGTGCGTCCCGAAGCAGAAAAAACAGAAAAAATCGTAAACTCAGAAAGGTCAGTAGAAAAGGCCGTAAACTTACTCGACGACGCTAGATTCTTTTTCCACTTCTAGTTTGGGAAACTTCCATCCACACCTGCGAAACCAACGCACAATTTCCAACGACACGGGCTTTTGTAGATTCTCGTGTCGTTTTAGATTATTCACGATATTTTTTTGAAGGGCGACAACAATCGGTGATAACTCCGTATCTTCTCCCAAATTTTTCAATAGTTCACATATATCCTCTTCTTTTCCTGATAACATCATCCTCGTTAAATTCGGATCTGTATCAATAAGATGATTCATAAAGGCGATTAACATTTCATCCTCTTTATGAACATAATCCCATCCTGTCCAATCCGTGTGGGAATCCATAAACTCTTTTAGCGATTGTTTCAGGCTGTCGTACATTCTATATTATATACTATTCATGAAAATAATATATCAATTTTTTATTATACCTGAGTTAAAAATCCAATATAGAATACAATTTCACTTATAGATGAATTTCAATTCACCTATAAGTCAAGCACCAAATCTTGAAGTAGGGACCGACGAGCCTTTGAGGACAAGAAGCGGCTATAAAGTCGTTGAGGCCATAAAGACTTTCAAGGCTGTACTCGAACAAAGCGGGGCACAAGCCGCTGGAAAATCCCTTCATCATACGGCCGATCTTGTATCTAGTGGGTGCTTCTTTTTGTGGCAGAAACTTCTATGGGAATATGTCTTTGATCATGTCGGTATTGCCAGTCCTCGCATTTTCCACTTTCTCAAAAAACGTTTCTTTGAAATGGACGGGGCTTATACCAAACTTCCTGCCGAGCAGTTTTATCGCAGTGTCGAACATCAGAAAAGTATTGCCGAATGTTTACTTCTGGTGCGCGCATGTCCTCGACGCCCCCCTTTGAAAATGCCTCGTGTGCCTCCCGAGACTCACAGCGGCGACTGGGTTCGTTCCTCCACCGGAACTGCCCCGCCTTCCCTAGCTGTGGGTCGTGTGTTTCGTCAATCCCACGACTTGGCCATTCTGAAACGAGTCGGCGACGAATTCGCCAAATCCTGTGGCGACGGTGCTACCGAACGCGCCCTCTTCTGGATGAAATGGCTCTTTGAAGAGGAAATGTACTTGAAGAAAAATAAAGAGGGTTCTCTTTCCGCTATGGATCGTGGTCCTCCTGGCTGGCCCGCAAAATCGCGTCGTCACGTCGGCTTTTACTTGACCGCCGTCCTCGCCGAAATCTATAAGGATCTCGCTCCTAAAACCGGTATGCGAATGCACGAAGAATTTCAGAGCCTTCTGAATCTCTATAACTTTCCTGATAAGAATTTCACTCAGAAACGTCGTGTGGATGCTCTTTGTCTATGTATTCAGATTGTATGTGAAGTACCCCGCTGGAAAGTGGCCGCCGCGCCCGCACTTGTTACCGATCCTTTGGCTTTAGAGCGTGCTGTGGGGCACGCAGAGAGTTTTTTCCGTGAAGTCCTCGCCTTCGACCCCCCCATCGGCAATATCGAGAAAGAAGCAAAGAAAGGGACACGCACTGTTCCCACCGCTGCCCCCATGGATGCCAAGAAGCGCAAAGAACTCGCTCTTCAACAACAACTCGCTGCCTATGATAATATGGTGGATAATTGGATGGGTGGGAATTAAATCCCGGGTTTTATTATAGTAATATAGTATAATGAAACTTACTATACAAGATAAAAAATATATTGAACAAATAATCAATGGTGCTTCTGAACGATATCCACTTGAGTTACTGGCCGCCTTTAAAGGGCCTGATGCCTTTGATTTACACTCTAAAATGGTGTCGTTACAAGATGAGTGGTTAGCGAAATTTTCAGAGGAAGATAAGAAGAAATCATTCTTACTTGTGTTTGTTAAGACAGTTGTCTCGAAGGCTACATTGAAAAATCCGAGTCTTAAACCAGCAGTATCTAAAAAGTTATTAGAGATTAAATTTAATATACCAGGTTCTGGTACGGTTATGAGTGGTTACGGATATACGAGTGCCCACGGAAAAAAGGCGTTAAAATTACTACAAGAGAATAAAGGTAAGGATTTGGCTTAAAAAATTGAAGGCCTACAACGACCTTTTGTGAGTAACAACATGTCTTCTATCTTTGATAAACTACGAAACGCAGCACACGCCTATTACGAGACCGCCGAGCCTCTCATGACCGATGAAGCGTACGATCTTCTTGTGGAGCAAGCGAGAACCGCTGACCCCACAAATGCCTTCTTTACACAAGTCGGTTCTATTCCTGTTACAGGGCGTGTCCCCCTCCCCTGTGCCATGCCCTCTTTAAAAAAGATTAAACCAGAATCGATTGGTTCTTGGAAATATGTCAAGCAGGGTCCACATGTCCTGAGCGATAAACTCGATGGAATCAGTGCCCTATGGGTCTGCGGCTTCAACCAGAAACCTGCCCTGTATTTGCGCGGCAACGGTCTTGTCGGTCAAGATTGTACCCATCTTTCCAAGCATATCCAAGGGCTCAAGGTGCTCGGTATCCCTTCCGCTATGATTCGCGGTGAACTAATTCTATCGCGCGCCGTGGCAAAAGAAGTCGGTGGTAGTTCACGTAATTGGGTCAATGGTGTTCTTCATCGTTCCGATCCTGCTGTTGAAGATCTAGGAAAGGTTCAGTTTCTTGCCTATCAAGTGCTTGAGCCACGCAGCTTGACGCGAAGCCAGCAAATGACCTGGCTTCAGAATCAGGCTTTCTCAGTGCTTGGCATGCGGTGGTTCCTTCTGTTTCTGTTGAAACTCTTTCTGAAATTTACAAGAAACGTCGCGAAGAGTCTGAATACGATTGTGACGGTATTGTGGTGGGCCTTGATGCCGTGCCGACCGTCATGAAGGATGCGAGTGAGCCCTCAGATGCCGTGGCATTCAAGATGGCCTTTGATGAACAGCGTGCTACTACTACGGTAGTAGCGGTTGAATGGAATTCTTCTCGTACTAAATGCTGGATTCCGCGTGTCCAGTTTGAGCCCGTCAAAATCGGTACTGTCATTATTGAATGGGCGACAGGAATTCATCTACAGAATATCGTTGAGAAAGGTATCGGTGTGGGCGCTTCCATTGTCGTACGACGCAGCGGTGATGTGATTCCCCTCATCGATTCTGTCCTGGTGCGCGTGGAACCTTCCTACCCACCCGAAGGGCGGTGGGAGTGGGATGCCACACATACTCACGCTAAGGATACGAGCGCCGAGGAAAGCAATGAGCGCAAGGCACTCTGTATTCATCATACCCTGACGGTGATTGGCATTGAACGCCTCGGAAAAACTATGGTTCTGAAACTCGTCGAATCCGGTCTTCTAAATATTCACGATATCTTCAAGGCATCCATGAAAACCCTTCAAGACAGTATTGGAAAAAAGAATGGTGAAACACTCTTTCAGAATTGCCGCGAGTTGGGAGGAATTTCGAAACTAGGGTGGATCACAGCTTATCCTTACTGGCCTCCTGGATTTGGACCTACACGCATTGAATCTGCCCTTGAGACAGAGGGCGATATTTCCAAATGGCCGTCTCTCAAGGATGCACCAAAAAGTCAGACCATGACCACCTTTGCCAAGGCACAAGCCGCTGTCCCTGGATTCCTATCATGGTTCACAGATATTCAGAAAATTCTTGGCCTTGGTTCTGTCCTTTCCATTCCTCCTACTGCTCCCACTGCTCCTACTGCTCCCACTGCTCCTACTGCTCCTACTGCTCCTGTTATTCTTGCCACAAAGGATAAAAGGCATAAAAAGGGTACTTATGTCATGAGCGGATTTCGTGACAAGGATGTCGCTACACAACTCACGGCAGCAGGTTGGGAGGCACAAGAACGTATCACGAAAACAACTACAGTGCTACTTGTACCCGACGATGCTAAAGAAACAGGAAAGGTTCGTGATGCCCGTGCCGCGGGTGTACGGATTGTTACGCGCAGTGAAATCAAGACTCTTCTGTAGAGATGAGTATCTTGGAAATCATATTCCTAGCGATTACAGGTTCAGTCTTAGTCTATGTTTTCGTGAAAAGCGCTTTTTCACCTTTATTACCGATAGACATGAATTTGTTGAAAGTGTTTGGAGTCTTGTTAATCTTGTACATACTTTCAAAGTTTATCTATGATACATGTATTAAAACATATAAGCTCCAAACAACTGATAATATTAATAATCTTAAAGCTTCACAAAATGGCATATTACAGCAACGATACGGAAACACAATTACACGGGCAAATCTGAAATCGGCAACCGATAAAATTCCTGAAGATCAACGACTTCTCATTAATGAAAATGTACTGTCCACACGTCTAACGGGATATCTTGGCCCCTATTCATATGGAGTCTTTGATGAAGATAATGCCGTAACAACAGCACTCAGTGTAGGTTCACGATGCCTCATATTAGAAATTGATCGTCTTGAAAATAGTTTAGATCCTATCCTCTTATATCGTGATTCTCAAGGAATTCGATATTCTCTGAATGAAGGAAGTATTCAACGTGTTGCCCAGAATATTGCTGGACGCGCATTTACGGGGGGAAACAATGATCCTCTCATTGTTGTTATTTATTTTAGAAGCGCACCCAGTCCCATAAATGAACTAAAGAACTATGTTCTTTTCTTGGCTGCTGTTGCTAAACAACTTCAGCCTCTCAAGAATCTCCTTATTGGACAAACACCCCAGGGTGATTTCCACCGTCAGGGACTCGAATCACAACTCTTTTTCTACCCAACCTCCATGTTTGAAAACCGAATTATCATGATGACAAATGCCGATACGACCGCATTCCGTAAGCTTAGTTCTACAGGCCTTCAAGGACAAATCGGTGATGATCAAGACCTTGATTACATGATTCATGCGCGCCTCTATGCTAAAGAATCACCGTCACCTTTTGGTATTACAGCAAGCCCAACATCATCCGTAACACCCGCCGCCGTTATAACAACACCCGCCTATTGGCTCACAATCCCTCCCGATCGTGTCGCCGATGCCATAGCAAACACGAAAAAGACATGGACACTTGTGATGCAACCGAATCCTGATAGTAGCGTGATGGACGTGGGTGCTACTCTTGCGTACCCAATAGCGGGCGCGCTCGCAGCAGCAACCACTATTATATACGCAAGAGCAGCAAACGGTGGGGGCGTGATTAATAGTGCCTTGCTTCTCGCAGGTGGGGCTGTCGCGGTTGTGGCAGCAGTCACGCAGCTTGCTGCCGTGGTTGCCGCGGCGGGCAGTAGTCCGGTAACAACGGATAACTTAGATAAATTATACAATACCTACGGAATTCACAGTTTTCCATTCTTTCTTACGGATGATTCAAAAATAACCGACATGTGGTTAGCAAAAGGTGGATTCTTTGATATAAAACGATGGAATGTAAAAGCAGAACCTCTTCGCTTTATTCCTCCCAAACCCATCGTCATTCAAAATGCCGTTGAAAAGGCCAACTCGGATGGTGGTACCGTTGTGGCACCTACTTTATAAGTATAAGAGTAGGGAGTCCATCATGGACGAAGATATGCGAGATATTGATTCAGCAGAACTTGAATCTGTAAAAGTCGAAACACTTCTTGGACGTATTGAAAGTATTGCCGACAAAGCCGCCGATATTCGTGATCGCAGAGAAGTCGAAAATCCAGAATTGTATCGTGCACTCAAAGTTGTCGAGGATTTTCTTCGTCGGCGTGGTCGTATTTGCTATGGCGGTATGGCTATCAATGCCCACTTACCCCAGAAAAAGAAATTCTATGATTTTACAAAAGTATTGCCCGATTATGATTTCTATTCACCTAGTCCCAACAAAGATGTGAAAGAACTTCTTGATGAATTCAAGGCCCAGGGTTTCACAACAGCCGTTGCGCGTCTCGCGATGCATAAAGGAACAACCAAAGTAAGTGTTGATTATCACCCAGTTGCTGATATAAGTTATATGCCCGTATGGCTATATGATCGTCTGAAACAAACAGAGATTGTTGATAAAGGGATTTCCTATACGGATGCCGATTTTCTTCGTATGCGAATGTACTTGGAACTTTCACGACCTCAAGGAGAAGTCGAACGTTGGGATAAAGTTTATAAGCGCCTCTTATTACTTAACCGAGCGGCACCCATTAATATGAAAGACTGTGTTAAAAAATCCGCTACGAAACTGTCGGCACATATTCACTCTGTACTTATGGACTATGTTCTTGAGAAAAATCTTATTTTTATGGGAAGTGAAATCGAGAAACTCTATCAAAATCCCAATGTAAAACGAAGCGCATTTATAAAGAACTCAGATTCTCCTATTATTACCTTGTCAAACGATCCACGCTACCACATGAAATATGTAAAAGATATGTTACAAAAACTCTACACTACTATTCCTATAAAATCATTTCATCTTCACCTCGAAGGTGAACATATTCCTGAAGTAACAGGGGTTGTTGTAAAGAATAAAGTTGTATTTCTGTGTATCAATGAAGAAGTGTGTCTTTCCTATAACACAATTCTTTATTCTACAAAGGGAGGACGGCACAATCTTCGCATCGCTTCCCTCGATACAGCTATTTATACATATTATCTACTTGGATATATTCACGGCCTTAAGGGAATTCTTCCATGGACATCGACTTGTTTTGCCAAACAACTTGTTAAGATTAGTGGAGAAACGCGTGATAAAGGCCATACGGGAAAATATCCCTTTTTGGCTATTACGTGTGAGGGTCCTCAGCCTACGGTTGCTTCGCTCTTGCGCCAGAAAGTGAATCGTGTGCGCGCATTCCGTGCCGCCGAAAAACGACGCCACGTGAAAACACAGAAAGGACAAAAAGGACAGAAACGGAATGTGACTGGACGATTCACTCGCCGCTTGCGGTGAGGGTTGCCTAGTTTGGTAGGCTCACTCGGCGCTTGCGCTAACTCGCCGCTTGCGCTAACACAACGTTTTAATAGCATCTGGATTCTGTAGAAAATATTTTAATTGGGCATATTGGCCCTGAATATTTGCTAAATATTTATATGTATCAGGGGAAGAACTTAACGCTACGTACATAGATATAAATCTTTGTTCGCAGATAGCCTCCCTTACCGGATCTGGTGGTCCAGGGGTTTTAGATGTGGAATCCGTAGAATCCGTAGAATCTGTGGAATCCGTAGAAACAGGTTCTCTAGAATTATTAATATTGGTTGTAATTGCCGAGGGATCTGGTGAGTCAATATCAGCCAATTGTTTATCATATGATGATTTGGATTTATCAACAGCACTAGCAATTGCTTTCGGATCTGGCTTCTCAGGAAGCATATCTTTAAATCCTTCTCTTTTTTTTTGTTCCTCACAGGTTTTTGTTAAACTTTCCCTTAACTTATTTATCACATAAACAATTTCACCATTCAAATAACGTGTTGTTCTCACAATTTGTTCACCAATGTCTGCGGGAAGCGTTGTGATATCATCATATGGAAGACACATCATAATACTCCCTTTTGCTTGTTTACGTATATATTTATCAAGGGGTTGGTTATCATTATCTTTTGCTATTTCTGATATAACGGCTATAAGGGGTGGGCACAATTTGTCCGACATTGTTTTATATAGAATTTTTGCCTTTTCCTCCCATGTTTGATTTTTATCTTCAAACCCCTCAAACGTCTTATATTTTCCAAAGGCCTCTTTCAGATAAAAATAAGAACAGAGAAGAAAAAAACCACCTGTAATTAAAAGGAGATATTTATACATCTTTCCTGTTAATTCTTTCCTTTTTTCACCTAGGAGAATATGCCCGGGACAGCGACGCTATCAAGCGGATACACAGATATGCTTACAAGAAATGCTTTACGGTGTAACACACAACAAGTTCTCGCAAGACTTCAAAATGTAAAAGGAAACACATGCCCTTCCAATTCAACCAATAAGGCAGCGGGCGGAGTGAATGCTAGTGTGCTCGAATTGAATGCTCAGAAGGGTTGTTTATTAACACCACAAGAGCAACAACGGTTACCTCGTGCAGGAGTTCAAGCCAGTATTGTAACACAACGTCTTCAACAGAATATTCTTACATGTAGTGTAAATCCTATGGATCCTTCAACGCGATTTAATATGTACAATCGCTTTGTTCCACAAGCACCCTGCCCACAACCAACGGCTGCACAATTGAATTCTACTCAACCGCGCGCGCCTACAAGCGGATGCTTTCATTCACGTTTTTACTCCCCGCCTCTTTCGTAAATTATCAATCTCTGATAGAAATGCCGACCGCAAACCACGATTCTAGTCTTTTAACAGAACGCAAACGTTCTCGTGCTCTTTATACATTTAACCGCAACAATAACGCTGCTGTTGCTGCGGGTCTTTCTGTACGTCGCGAACAACCCAATACCCAACTTGGTGAAGTCGTAACACAGCGCCACGAAGTCAAGGCCAATGTCAACCCTAACAGCGACTGCCCTTGCTCTGTCGCCGTCGATAAAAACTCTGGTGGCAATAATAGTGTAAACATCTAAAGCTGGCCATTATTTGTAAGTATCTTGTAGAAAAGAATGGCAACTCGCAAATCTCGTGGCTCCCGTAAGTCTCGTGGTTCTCGTAAGTCTCGTGGTTCCCGGAAGGGGTCTTCTTGGACCGATTCCGTCAAGCGCGTATATGCCGAGCTGAAGCGCAAGGATCGTGGCGCTTCCCTCGGTGATGCCATGAAGGAGGCCAGCCGCCGACGAAAGGCGGGCACTCTATGAGCACGCCGACACTGAAAGGCGGGCACTCTATAAATATCATAAATGATAGTATATACTTATTATAATATTCTTATTATAATAAGATAGATGGTGACGTTTACTGTAGTTAATCTTGCTATTGTATATTGGGTCGCTGTATGGGGACTTGTATCACACCTTGTTGATTTTATGACAAGGGGAAACCTTCTGAAAGAAATTTTTGTATATTTTGTCATGCTTGTTCTTGTATATATATACTCAAAAGTAAATCCAGAAATAATGAATAATTTATAATTTATAATTTATAAAAAATTGAATGGAATCACCCTGTAAGCATACGTACCCACAATGACATTTCCGCCGCAATTTCTCATTCGTCGTAACAATGATCTCATCTCAGAAGAAGTATTTGTCCTTGTAACTTCTAATAAAGAAGTTCATGGAAAATATGTCTTAGATATACTTCCCGTCTTGCCAGGAAAGTTTATAAAAAAAGCAGAAAACACCTATTCAAATCTTCTAAAAAACAAAAAATACTCTGTAGCCTGTGCTCGTTATTCCAAGGAAAAGGGGAAAACACTTGAATATGATACAGAATTCTGGTATGAAGGACTGGTTGTCTCCGTACACGGAACAATTATTCCCATTGTAAACATGTTCAAAGCATGCCAAATCCTTCCTGGAAAGTTTGTCTATATTGAAAAACCCATCTTCTCCGAATTCGCTGTTCGTCTTCAAGAAGAGGTCACAGTAAAACTCACTCTCAGTATAGATAAATATCTTGAAAATCATCCTAGTGAATTGTGCCCTATTCTTCTTACTCCGCTTGAGAAATCAACACTCTGTCTAACCCCCTGCGGACACGGCGTCACACATTCCGCTATGCTCGAGTGGCTTTATAGAAAAAATCAGTGTCCCGTCTGTCGCAACCCCTGTTCTGTAAATGATCTTCTACTCCCTATCCGCAAGTGAAAAAATTCTCCAATATTCCTAAATACCTTTACAATAATACTTTCTCGTGTTTCTTGTGGTTTAGAAATTGTTTTTTCAATAGAATTTAAGACATCTTCTGGATGATTATTATATTCTTTTGATTTTGGAATCATAATCGGTGGTGGAGGCGCAATAGGTTTCACGACAGGTGTTTGTTCCACGACAGATTCTTGTGTAGATTCCATTTCTGTAATACAGATTATCAATTGTTTATGTAGGATGGGGAATACATGTACTCGAATTAGACTACTAAACATAGAAAATGAAATTATGGAAATATGTAAAAAGTATGATATTAAACAAGAAAATATCAATATAACATATTCAAATAAGAACCATATATGTATAAAGATTAAAAAATTTTTCTTTACATTCAATATTATCCTTATAGTAAATACAGAATCACTTGATTCAATGATATGTACAATTAGCGAAACCATCTTGGATAAAACAAACGAATTAGGAAAATTCAAAAATATAGAAACATCTATCAATTTTGTAGCAAATCTTCTTAATACAATTAATGAATAAACATATTTAATCTTTTTTGTTGCCTTATAAAGAAAACAAAAAAGATTGCCTTTTCTGCGAATCGAACACAGTACCTTCTGTTTACAAGACAGATGCTCTACCATTTGAGCTAAAAAGGCATGGCCTTTTTAGCACTACCACAGAACTAAAAAGGTAAAAATAGTGCTACTGAGATTCGAACTCAGGTTACGGGATTCAAAGTCCTGTGTGATAACCAACTACACTATAGCACCAAGTGTGCGCCAAGCGGGAATCGAACCCACGTTAAGGGAATGGAAATCCCTTATTCTACCACTAAACTATTAGCGCTTTGCCTCGCCTAGGCTTGGGCCCTCTGCGGCCATATTATCTATAACATATAGATAATATGGTAAAAAATGGTCACGATGGGTATCGAACCCATTACCTTAGCGACTCCAGTATAGACTTGTCTATAAGCGCCACGCTCTAACCAATTGAGCTACGCAACCACGTAGTGGTTACCTAGCAAGGTCCTTCGACCGAGCTACGCAACCACGTAGTGGTTACCTAGCAAGGTCCTTCGACCGAGCTACGCAACCACG